CGGCCGTGTTGCGCCCGCGCGGCGTTCAGCGCCGCCACCAGGTCGTCGTCGGGGGGCGGCCCGGGGGTCGGGTCCGGTGGGGGCGCGGGTGCCGGCGGCGCGGGCGGCGCGGGCGGGCGCGGGCCGGTGAGCCACGCGATCAGGCGGCGGAGCCAGGTCATGCGGGGTCGCTCGGGTACTGGGGCCGGGGCGCCGGGCAGACGACCCGGTCGCCGTCCAGGTCGATCACGAGCACGAGGCGGTGCGGCGGCACCCGCTGGTCCTCGACGTTCCACACGTCGATCGCGTCCGCGGTCGCCTCCAGGTGCCCCCCGACGCAGCGGTACAGCAGGGCCCGGCCGCGGCCGGCCTGGTCGCCCCGCCGGGCGGGGACGCCCTCGGGGCCGATCTTCGCGAGCCTCACAGGCGGGTGCTCCGATAGAGGGCCAGGACCTGCTGGACCCACGGGGGCAGGGCCCCGATCAGCTCCCGGGCCTGCCAGGAGTAGGCCCCGTCGGTCTCGCTCGTGAGGGTCGTGTCGGTCTGCAGGCGCTCGAGCATCGCCTTGACGACCTCCACCGTGGCCTGCTGCAGGTCCTCGGGGACCGTGTCCAGGCCGGCGTCGTAGACGACCCGCACCCCGAGATACCCGCCCCGGACGTCGAGGTCGCCGAGGCTGGTCGAGAGGTACGGGCCGAAGCGGAACGACCGGAAGGGGTCCTCCACGTCCGCGGCCCGCAGGTCGACGATCCCGGTCCGCTCATCCAGGCTGAAGGGGACGTCGCTGGTGTGGATCACGAGCTCCGCCTGGGCCGGGCTGAGCGCCGGCAGCACCCCCTGGACCTGGCGGAGGTCGGCCACCGGCCACAGGGCGTGCTGGGGGTCGGCGGTGGCGGTCCAGCCGGCCCCCACGGCGGCGATCGCCGTGGCGAGGGCCTGCACGGTCGGCGGGACGAGGCCCGTCCAGGCGATCGTGGTGCTCGTCGTCGTCCCCGAGGCGACCCGCGTCAGCGTCAGCCCGGTGACCGCCTGGCCGGTGTCGACGTTGCCCGTGGTCGCCAGGCTCGCCAGCGCCCGCTGGTTGGTGGTCGCGTCCGTGTTCTGGATGGTGATCACCGTGGTGGGGTCCGTGGCGATCCGGCTCACGGCGTTGACGGGGTACTCGCGCAAGAGCAGCCGGGCGCGGGGGCCATCGACCGTGTAGAGCTCATCGTAGGTGGCCCGGGTGAACTGGCGGTTGCACCAGCGCCGGATCAGCCGGCTGGCCGCCGCCGTGAGCTGGGGCAGGAGGGCCTGCTGGTTCGCCGTGAGCGCGGCGTCGGCCAGGGCGCCATTGAGCCACGCCTGGGTGATCAGGTCGGCCATCTAGAACCAGGTCCCCGGGCTGGTGGCCGAGCCCTTGCGGGCCGGCACCATCGTCGTCGTGCCGGCGCGGTGGATCACGAACAGCAGCAGCAGCGGCTGGGCGTGGTCGGGCTCGTGGGCCTTGACCACGATCGCGGGCAAGGGCTCGAGCCCCTCGGCCCCCCCCGGGACGTAGTTGACGATGCTGCCGACGGCCGGTGCGCTCATCGCCTCACCTCACCCCAGGACCCAGTAGTACCACTTGTACGTGGTGGAGGCGGTCAGGGCCGACGACCCGCTGGTGAGCGTGAACGCCGTGGTGCTGATCCCCGCCGCGGTGGCCACGACCTGCGTGGCCCCGGAGAGGGCGCCGGCGTTGGCCTCGGCCGGGGCGATGTGCACCGTCTTGGGGGCGTTGGCCCGCGCGGCCGAGAAGGTGATCGTGGCGATCGTGGCGGACGTCGCGGGGCTGGTGCCGGTCGTGACGGTGATCACCCCGTTGGTGTCGGTCCCGCTGAGCGACACGGTGGGGCTGGTGCCCGCGCCGGTGCCGGCGACGATCGTCGGGGTGGTGTTCCCCGTGTACGGCCGGCCCAGGCTGTCGATGGCGAAGAGGACCGCCGCGGCCGAGCTTTGCCACTGCTCCAGGTCGGCGGTCTGGCCGGCCGCGGCCTGGACGATCAGGACCTTGTTGGCCGCGGCCCCGGCCTGGATCGTCTGGGGCCCCAGCGTGAAGGTGTTCGCCGCCCCGGGCACGACGACGGCCAGGGCCTGCCCGCCGAAGGCCACGCCGTTGCCGGCGTAGAAGAGGGCGGTGTTTACGTCGTAATAAACTTCCCCATCCTTGAGCACGCGCCCGCCGATGGGGTCGGCGTGGGTGATGCCCATGCGCGCCTCCGGGGTTAGACGACGAGGACCTGGGCGACCGCCGTCGCGTCGTTGTCCGAGGCGGCCTCGTAGCGGTCGCACGAGCCGAGCAGCTCGGCGGAGGTCAGCACGGCGTTGGTGCCGGCGACGATCGACAGCTTGACGTAGGGCCCGACGCCGAGGGATTGGAGCGACTCGGCCTTGATCTCCAGCTTGACGAGGTTGTTGCTCGTACTGATCTGGTTGATGGCCGTGCCGGGGACCGCGGTGTAGGTCCCGCCGCTGGTGGCCGACGCCTTGAACTGGGCGTTGACGGTGCCGGCGGCCCCGACCGAGCCGACGTTGATCAGGGCGAGCAGCCGGCGGTGGCGGTCCATCAGCACGGCCGGGGCGAGCTGCTCGCCGACGGCCTGGCTCGACGGCGGCACGACGGCCACGACGGCGAGGACCTCGGAGAGGTTCTGGTTGTACTGCACGGGTGCGGGGTCCTTACTGCAAGACGACCGTGGTGCTGACCTGGTCGGAGCCGTCGGCCAGGGTGATCGGCTTCTTGAGCTGGGGCTGGCCGTCGTTGCGGAGCTTGGCGCGGATGGCCACCTGGTCGGTGTCGAACTTGAAGTGCTCGGAGAGGCCCAGCTCCAGCCCGGCCCGGCGCCCCAGGAGGTAGCGGGAGCGGTCGGAGAGGATCAGGTCGCCGGTGTTGCCCACCGTGGGGGCCTTCTCCGTCTCCAGCAGCGGCATCCCGAAGAGCCGGTAGACCGGGCCGGCGGCCACCGCCCCGGCGTCGGGGCTGAAGTAGGGCAGGAGGATGTACCGGCCGCTGGGGTCCTGGATCTGCAGCAGGGTGCCGACCGTGTACGGGTGGCAGAGCCAGACGGCCATCTTCTTGGACTGCGAGTAGAGCCGCTGGAACATCCCGAGCAGGTCGACGTACTTGATCGTCCCGCCGGTGTTGCGGGCCAGCAGGAGCGAGCTGGGGGCGTTCAAGACGCCCAGGAACTGGCCCTGGCCGGTGCCCTGGAGGCACTCCCAGTCCTCCTTCCAGCCGATCGCCCCGCCGATGAGGCGCGGGACCATCGCGTCGAGGGTGGCGGTGGAGTCCTGCAGGAGGTCGCGGCTGATCTCGGTGTAGGCGGTCAGGTCGGTGGCGGTCAGCTCCACCTTGGTGAACCGCGGTTGCGTCGCCGTGCGCTGGGCGGCCTCCGCCTTCCGGTAGACCTGCACGCCGCCGTAGAAGGCGGTGCTGCCGGCGGCCGGGGCCTGGAACTGGTCGAGGCTGGGCCACTCGACCGTGCGGGCGCCCATCGGGACGACCGTGGCCCCGGAGCTGTAGACCGCCTCCTCGGCGGCCAGCTCCAGGACCTGCGTCTCGTACTGCACGGGGGTGGTGAAGCCGCCGGCCGTGCCGGTCGCCTCGTTCAGGCCGCGGCTCACGCCGTAGACCTTCGTCAGCCGCTCGCTCGCCGCGGCGGCCCGCTCGGGCTCGCGGGACCCCTCGGCGGCGATGACGTTGCGGAGGAAGTCGCCGAAGCCGCGGGTGCGGTCGGCCTGCTGCTCGCCGGCGTCGATGCGCGGGCGGCGCAGGCCGGTGGCGGCCTCCTTCAGGCTGGTCGCGGTGTCCTTGGCGAACTCGCGGAGGGTCGCCAGGTACTCCTCGCGGGCCTGGCGCAAGAGCTCCTTCTCGGGCCCCTCGGGGCTCTCCTCGGCCAGCCCGGCGGCGCAGTAGCCGCGGGCCACGGCCTCGTCACAATCGAGGAAGTCGCCGGGCTTGTGCTCGCCGACGGCGGATTTCAGGCGGATCCACATGGGAGGGTCGACTCGGTTCCCCCCCTTCGCAAGGGGGGGCAGGGGGAGTTCTTGGGGGACGACGGACGGGGGACGGGGGGCTAGACCCGGCCCTCGGCCAGGTCCTGGGCGTCGCGCAGGGCGGTGCGGGTCAGGGCCTCGGCCTCGGCCCGGATGCGGCGGATCAGGGCGGCACGGACTTGCGCCGCGGTGCGGCCGACGAGCGGGGGCAGGGGGGGGTGTCCCGACTCGGGCTCGGGCCAGCCGGGCAGGCGCAGGCCGCGGGCCAGCGCGGCGCGGGTCGCCTCGGGGTTGCCCGGGACGCAGACGGCGCTGTACTCCAGCAGCTCCCAGGAGCGGTAGAGGCGCTCGCAGTCGGCCAGCTCGGGGCGGGCGCGGACCTCGTCGGGGGTGGGGCGGCCGTCCGCGATCGGGCGGAACTGGATCGACCAGCCGTTGAGGAACCCCTCGGCGTAGAGGGAAAAGACGGTGTCCGCCAGGGGGCTCGTGCCCTCGGGCAAGAACTGGGTCTTGGCGATCAGCTTGCGCCGCTGGGCCTTGATCCAGAGGTTCCGGCCGATCACCGGGACCGCCTCGGTGCGGCCGTGCTCGTAGAGGACGATCGGGTTCTTGCGATAGGCGGTGAAGTCCCCCCCCTCGGGGCAGATCACCGTCTTGTACCGGTCCACCGCATCGGTGTTGATGGTCGCCGTCACGGTGCGGGCGTCGCGGTCCACATCGGCCGCGGCGTCGTAGGCGCGGGTGATCGCGAGGCTCATGCCGCTCGCCTCAACGGGGCGCCCCAGGCCACATCGGTCGGGCCGCCATAATCGGATGAAAGTATCTCGATGAGTGAACATCGGCAGCCGGGGTGGGCCGGCGGGTGCCGGATCGTCCGATACACGGGATTCGTGCCGATCGTCGCGAAGCCCTGCCCCAGCCGCACGCGCCCCACGTCGCGGGCGATCGCCTGACAGACCGGGCAGGCGTCGCCGGAGAGCAGCCACTCCAGCCCGACGACGATCCCGCTCTGCCGGGCCGCCTCCAGTTGGGCCGCGTGCACCGCCCGCGACGCCTCGGTCTGGGCGATCCGCCGGGCCCGGGATCGGCTCGCGTGCTGGAAGACGGCCTGCACGCGCCGCGTGAGCTGGGGGATCCTCTCGCCGTGGTCCACCAATCCCGAGGCCAATTCCTCGCGGAGTCGCCGGTGGGCGTCCTCCAGTTGGAGGGAGGTCGTGCGATTGGTGGACGCACAAAACTCGAAGCACTGCTGATGGATCATCCGCTGCAGGTGGGGATTGCTGACCCTCCACTCCTCGGGGTCCAGCCCGATCCGCTCCCGGGTCCGCTCGCCCGAGTCCTGCCAGTAGGCGCCCACGATCGGCGTCATCGCCGCGGCCATCGGGTCGTCCCAGTCGGTCAGCGCGGGGAGGGTCGCCGGCCGCTCGGTGCCGATCGTCGGGAGCGTCCCCAGCACGGCCCGCGCCTGCCGGGCGAACCAGCGCCGCAACTCATCGGCGAGGTCCTCCCCATCGGGCAGGCCGTAGGTGTTCGGCTCGTCCGCACCCGCTTCGCGGGGACCCGGCGGGTCGTCCGCGGCGCGGAGCAGGGCCAGGGTGGCGGTGGCGCGGGCGAGGGCCAGGATCGTGGCGGGGCGCATCAGAAGATCGCGTCGGGCGGGGGGGGCGTCTTGGGCTCGAAGGCCACCGTGCCGCCGGTGTGGCGCGCCCAGTCCTCGAGGAACTTCGCCCCATAGGGGCCGTCGGCCGGGGCGTAGTCGAGCGGGCTGTAGACGGCCCCGAGGAGCTGCGCGAACGTCTCATCGCCCGGGACGGTCCAGGTGCCGTCGTCGTTCAGGATGGCGACCTGCTCATCGCCGTCCCGGTCCTTCCAGGTGACTTTCCCGATCATCGGAGCTGCCCTCCCAGGATCCCCAGCACGAACTTCGCATACTCGGGGTCCTTGCGGGCGAAGCCGCCCGGGTCCTCGCGGAGGGCCTGGACGCCCATCGCGACGATCTCGGTATAGCCGTGAGCGTAATGCTTGCCGGTGTAGTAGGCTTGATCCTCGTGGAAGAACCGATCGAAGTCGTCCTTGCGGCCCTTCTCGCCGGCCATCTTCGGGGAGAACTTGCCCAGGTCGGTGAGGGGCTCGTTCCCCACGCGGTGCTGAAGGAAGGCCTGCGCGGCCTCATGGACGCCGGGGACCTGGTGTTCCAGGCCGTGCCCGGCCTCATGGACGATCGTCGAGGGGAACGTGGCCGGGCCGATCCGCATGGCGCCGTCGGCATTCCGGTAATAGGCCCGGGGGGCCTCGCCCGGGTCGAAGGGCCGGGCCTCCAGGTTCACCGGACGATCCCCGGCGCGGGCGGTCAGGCGATGGAGCCATTCCTGCTCCCGGGCGACGTCCTCGAGCTGGGTGGGGCCGAGCGCATCCCCGGCCCGGTTCGGCGCGGGATGGAGGCCCACGCCGAGGCGCCGATCGATCGGGTGTCCGAACCGCTCGGCGAAGAGCTCGGCCCGCTGCCGGTTGATCCGGCCGAGCTCGTCCTCGGCCGACTTCATCTCGGCCTGCAGCGCCGCGGCCCGGAGCTTGCGGTCCTTCGCCTTGAGCTTCGACAGGCCCGAGGAAAAGAACTCCCGCTGCGCCCGGTCGCGTTGCTCGCGGAGCTCGGCCTTGCGCCGCTCCAGGCCGTCGTGCCAGTCCTGGATCTCCCGGAGCTTCGCGTCCCCCTCGGTCCACTCCCGCAGCCGCTCGGCGATCGGCCCGGGGGGGATCGCGTCGGGGACGGTCGCGACCCGCCGCTTCCAGCGGCCGATCGCCTCGTGCTCTTGCCGGACGCGCTTGGCCAGCCGCTCGGCGTCGAAGTAGGCGTCCCGCGCCTTCAGGCGCTGGTCGGAGCTCGCGTGCGGATCGGCCTGGACTCGCTGGTATTCGGCGAGGGCCGCGTGGACGTCATCGTCCGCCTGCCGGCGCCGCGGGATCAGGTCCTTCTCTTGCTTGTGGACCCGCTCCCACCGCTCCTGGGGCACGCCCTTGGGTACCGGGGGGATCCCCTTGACCGGCTTCGGCTCGACCGTCGTCCCCGTCTCCTTGGAGATCCGGCTCGCCCGCTTGATCCGCATCCGCGCCAGGACCTGGGATCGCTCGAAGGGCGATCCCCCGGCCTTCCGGCGCGCCTCCCGGAGCTGGCCGGCCAGCCGCCGCCGCTGCTCCGGGGTGCCCGAGCCGCCGCGGCGGGCGGACCGGGGTCCGAACTTCGACGACGTCTTCGGGCCGCCGGGCCGGCTCGCGCCCTTGGGCCGCATCGCGGGCTCGGGCTGGCCGCGACGATAGGCCCGGAGGCTGCGCATCAGGTGGGCCAGCTCGCTCTTCGCCTCGGGCGTGGTGGCCCGGGCGCGGGCCGCCCGGAGCTGGCGGGCCAGCTTGGCGCGGGTGGCGTGGTGGAGGTGGTCCTTGTCCCGCGGGATCTTGGGGCGGGGCTTGCGGACTTTCTTCGCGCCGCCGCCGGGCCCCTTGATCCATTGTCCCGTGGCCGGATCGCGCGGCTGATCGGGATGGTACCTCAGGCTCCGGCCGAGGTCGAAGTCGGCGGCGGCGCCGTCCCGGTCGGGGTCGGCGCCCGCCCCGAAGCCGGCGAGGGCCTGCGTGTACCGCTCGAGGACGTCGAGGTCGTGCGGCCCGGGAGGGGACTCCGCCTCGTCCTCCGGCTCCTCCCCCGCCTCGAACGGGTCGTCGCTCGGCCCCTCCGACCGCCGGGACCGCACCTCGGCCCGCAGCTCGCGGAGCAGGGCGGTCGTCTCGGCCAGGGCCGCCCGCTCGGCCTCGGAATCGGCCCGTTCGGCGTCGGGATCGGCCCGCTCGGCGTCGGATCCGGCCGGCCGGGTACCCGCGGGCGGCGGCGCCGCGGCGGCCTCCGCCCGCTCCCGGGCCGTGCTCGGCTGGACCAGGCCGGAGGCGAGGTACGGCTCGGTGCCGCCCCACGGCGCCGGCTCGTAGCCCAGCTCCAGCCGCACCTCGTCGGGGCTGAGGACGCCGTGGTCGAGGTACTGGCAGAAGACCTTGGCCTGCGTGTCGCGGTCGGCCTCGACCGGGTCGTCGAAGCAGAAGAAGAGCCGCTCGTCGACCGCCCGGGCCATGTGCGTCAGGGCCGAGGCGATCGCCAGGCAGCGCGGCTCGAGGGCGTTGCGCTGGTGCTCGTAGTGGCCCGATTCGGCGACGGCGCGGTTGGAGTCCTCGGCCTGCAGCAGGCTGATCGGCACGCCGAAGCAGTTGGCGACCTGCAGCCGCTGATGCTTGCCGATCTCCAGCGCCCCCAGGTCGGCGGGGGGGAAGGTCAGGGGGTGGAAGTCGAAGGCGCCGGTGGTCACGAGCACGCCGCCGGCGCGCCCCCGCCCGAACCGCTGGTTGAGGTCCACCTCCAGCCGGGCGCGCTCCGCCTCGCCGGGGGGCAGGGCGGAGTCCTTCGGGGCCATCAGGCCCGCGGGCCGGGCGCCGTTGACCAGGATCGACTCGACCACCGCCGTGTAGGCGTTGCCGAGGCCGACCTGCTCGAAGCAGGCGTGCAGCGGGCTGAAGCCGGAGAGGTAGGGGTCGCGCAGCGACAGGGCGCGGATGCGGACCACCTCGTCGGGGGCGAAGGTCTCCTGGAAGTAGCGGTATTCCTGGAGGATCGTCGCCCCGGTCCCCTTGATCGGCTGGACGTACTGCGGCTGCAGGGGCCACCACTCGCGGCCGGCGACGCCCGGCCGGGGCCGCACCGGCACGAAGTAGGCGGTCCCCACGACGTCGAGGCAGGCGGCCAGGTAGGTCAGGAAGAGCTGGCCGTCGAAGTAGGGGTTGGGGCGGTCGAGCGCCTCGAGGAAGGGGTGCTCGGTGACCTCGTCGATCGCCTCGCCGCCGTTGACGATGGCCTGGACCCCGCGGCAGGAGCGCACGTAGCGCTCGCGGCGGGGCGGGACCGGCCGGGCGATCGCGCGGAGGCCGCGGCCGGGCCGGGCCCGGCCCGGGGCGGTCTTGGCGTAGAGCCGCAGCGGGACGCGGGCGACCCCCTGGGCGTTGAGCTGGACGCAGGCGTAGGCGACCGCCTTGTAGGCCTGCACCAGCTCGACGGGCGTCGGCGCCCGCTTCGACCGGAACTCGTCGAGCCAGATCGGCCCCCCGCCGCCGTACCCGACGGTGCCCATCGCCACCGCCGCCGTGGGCGGGGCGGCGCCGCGGGTCAGGGCGTGCCAGGCGGCCTTGAGGCGGTCGAGCATGCGGGCCTACGCGGTGCGGGGGACGCGGGGGCGGGCGCTAGCGCTTCTTCTTCTCGGCCGCGGCCGGCTCCGGCTTCGCCTCGGCCTCGACCCGCGCGGTCTGGATCTGGCCGTCCTGGCGCTTCGCCGGGCCGGAGAGCGGCACCTCGTCGGGATTGATCGGCGACTCCTCGGCGGGGATCTCGTGCGCCTCCCCCAGCGCCTCGCGGACGCGCGCCGCCGGGATAAACACACTCTGATGCTTATCGTTGAGGGCCCGGTACCCGGCCGGCAGCACCTCGTAGCCGGGCTGGGAGCGGGGGTTCCCCTCGGCGTCGGCGCCGGCCGGCTTCCGGGGGTCGCAGCCGAGGATGGCCTTCAGGGCCTCGTGGATTCGGTCCATGGGGGTCGCTCTCCCGTCAGAAGGGATTCCACCAGCGGTCATCGTCGATCGGGTCGGGGGGGGCGGCCGGCGGCGGACTCGGCCGGTCGGGCGGGGTGTAGCGGGCGGCGCGGCCGCGGTCCAGGCCCACGACCAGGTAGCGCAGGGCGTCGAGCGCGTGGTTGTCGGCGTCGACCGGCTGCTCGCGCGGCCGCTCGGGGTCGTAGCGGTAGAGGCCGGCCTCGCGGACCAGGTCGGTCAGCGTGCGCCAGACCTTCAGCCGGCCGGAGCGGAGCCGGTCGCTGACGCGGTCGATCCCCTCCTGCAGCGGCCGGGCGCCCTGGTGCACGCAGGGGACGACCGGGTGGTCGGCGTGGCGCAGCTCGGCGATCGTCTCGGGGCGGGCCGGGTCGGCCCACCAGCGCTCCACGGCGCGGGGCAGGGCCGCGGCGTGCTCGGGGGTGGTCCGGCGGCGCTCGTACCGCAGCCAGTGCACCCACAGCACGTCGTCCCGGTCGAGGACGGCGGCGACCGCGGCGAAGGGGTGGTGGAAGCCGAAGTCGATCCCCCCGACGCGTCGGCCCTCGGGCAGCGGCCCGGGATCGACCAGGGCGTCGAAGAACTCCGGGTAGACCAGCCCCTCCCGACGGACGTCCCAGTCGCCGTCCAGGAGCCGGGCGCGCTCGACGGGGGGCAGGGCCTTGAGGTTGGCGAGGTAGCCGGGGTCCTTGGCCATGAGGATGCGGTTATCCGAGAGCCGGGCGTGCACGAAGGTGACGCTCTTGGCCTCGGGGGTGCCGGGGGGGACCCAGTGGATCGCCCCGCCGTCGCGGACGAACCAGCGGACCTCCCCGCTGGCGGCCGGCTCCGGGAAGGCCCGGTCGACCCAGGGGGCGAAGAAGCCCTTCACCCAGCTCCCGGCGTCGGGGTTGGTCGTCAGGCGGACGTAGGGCCGCACCCCGCAGGTCGAGCGGTTCCGCGACAGGAGGTAGAAGAACTGCCCCTCGGTGAAGTGATTCGCCTCGTCGAAGCCCACGAGCGCGACCTGCGCGCCCTGCCAGTCGTACTTGGTGGCCTCGTGCTGGAGGTGGCGGAAGCTGATCCGGGCCCCGGAGGGGAAGACCCAGTCGTGGCTGCCGACGCGGGGCTCGGCCCCGGCCAGGGGGTAGAGCCGGCTGGCCTCGTCCCACAGGCCGCCGGCGTTGATGATCTGGGGCATGGTGCGGCGGAAGATCACCGCGGCGAAGGCGGGGTTGGCGGTGTGGCGCAGCGCCTCCAGGAGCAGGGCCCAGGTCTTGCCGCCGCCGGCCGCGCCGCCGTACCCCACGATGTCAGCGCGGGCCGCGAGGAAGGTCTCCTGCGGGCCCGGCTGGGGGCGGATCTCCACCGTCGCGGCCATTGTCCGGGATATAGAACACCACGCGCTGCTCGATCGGGCCGCCCGCCGCCCCGGTGTGCTCGGTGCGGCGGACGATCGCGTACCGCTCGGGGAGGTGCCCGCGGAGCAGCGCCAGCAGGGCCTTGAGCGAGCCCGGGGCGTCGCGGTCGAAGGCCCGGGCCCGCAGCTCGTCCTCGGCCGCGGCCACGCCCAGGGCCTCCGCCTCGGCCCAGGCCGCGGCGAACGCCTCGGAGCGGTCCCGGGCCTTGTAGACGGTCGCCCGGTCGACCCCGGCCGCCGCGGCGGCCTCGGTCACGCTGCCGCGCGCCGCCAGGACCTCCAGGAACTTCGGCCGCCACCGGTCCGATCGCGCCGAATGTGTCGCCTTCGGGGGCCTAGCCACCGCGCGGGCCCTCCGGGCGCCGCCGGTGGGCCTCGGCCCGCGCGTGCTCGAGCGCCCGGCGCAGGGCGGCGAGCAGGGCCTCGGCCGCGCGGTCCGAGAAGAGCAGGGGGGCCGTCCGCCCGGCCTCGGTCGCCACCACCAGGCCGACGACCGGGTCGCCGCCCAGGTCGTCGGCCCGGCCCCAGGCGTGGCACCAGTCGACCCGCGCCGGGACGTCGCCCACCGGATCAATCATACTCATAAAGATATTCGATCTCTTTGGCGAGGTCGCGCAGCGCGGCCGGGACCGAGGCCCCCGAGCCGAAGACCGTGATCCCGGCGACGCGGACCGGGGCGACGGCGGAGATCACCTCCGCGCCGTCCGGCCAGGTGTCGGACCGGAGGATCACCACGCCGAGGGACCCCGGCAGCAGCCGCGCGGCCAGGGTGTGCAGGGCGTAGCCGAGCCGCTCCCGCGGCCGGGGCCGCGCCGGCACGGACGCCCAGCCCCGGGGGAGGCACCGCTCAGGCGCCGGCATCGGCCGCACCGGGCTTGGGGGGGGCGGGCGGCGCCGGCGGGGCCAGGCGGTCGGCCAGGTCGCGCAGGCTGGCCGCCAGCCACGCCCGGAGCGTCGGCTGGGCGTCGGCGAAGAGCGTCTCCAGGACCTTCAACAAAACATTGGCATCCGTTTTGGTCGGCATCGCTCGCTCCGAGGGGAGGGGATCGGCGGGCGCGCACTCCGTGCCCGTCGGTTGCGCCCGCCGCCACCGGGCGGCCAGGCGGTCGAGATCCGCGGCCAGGCGGGCGCGGAGCCGGTCGCCGGCTAAGGCGCCGGCCTGCCGCAGCAGCCACAGCAGCACGGCGATCAGGACGGCCTGCACGGACGGCCTCCCGTGGGTGGGCGGGTCAGGGGGGCGCGTAGCCCTGCGCGACCAGCCAGGCGTTCCGCTTCGCGAGGAAGCGGCGCAGCCGGTCGAGGTCCTCGTGCTCCCACAGGACCCCGCACGCATCGGCCAGCCGGTAGACGGGCCGCGGGGCCGGGCCGACGTGCAGCTCGTTCCCCGCGCGGATCGGTTCCCGCGGGGCCGCGGGCCGGGGGTCGCCGGCGCGGCGCGGCGGGCCGGGCGGCGGCGGCGGCGGATCGGGCGCGGACACCTGCGTCCCTACCCTTCGGCGGGGGGCTGGCCACTTCCTCGGGGCCGGGCTCGTCTCGATTCCAATCGCACTATCGGGTTGAGGATTCCGCGCGCGGTCACTTTTTATTCGGCGTCCTCGCCGAGCAACCGGGTGATCGAGCCCCCCTCGTCGCGCCGGGCGTCGTCGTAGCGCATCACGGTCTCGACCGTCTTGTGGCGGCTGAAGACCTGCGTCTTGCGGACGTCCCCCCCCGTCAAGTCCAACGCCCGGGTGATCGCCTGGTGCCGCAGCCCGTGGGGCCGGCAGGGCCGGGCGAGGCCGGCGGCGCGGCTGAGCCGGGCGAGGATCCGGGCGACGCTGCGCCCGTCCAGGCGGGACCGGCCGCGCCCCCGGCAGGTGTCCAGGCCGACGAACAGGGGGCCGTCCCAATCCCCCCGGGCGGCGATCCACTCCAGGAGGGCGGCCCGGGTCGGGGCGTTGAGGGTGAGTCGTTGCTTCTGGAGCTGCCCCTTCCCGAGCACCGCGACCGCGGGGGACTCGGGGTCGGCGTCGAAGTCCTCCCGGTCCAGGCCGCAGCACTCGCCGCGGCGCAAGCCCCGGTCGTGCAGCAGCCGCAGCAGCGCCCGATCCCGGCGGGCGGCCGGCCGATCCCCGGCGCGGACCGCGGCGGCCCAGAGCCGCTTCCAGCCGTCCAGGCCCGGCCCGCGGGTGTCGCGGTAGGACACGACCCGCGGGCCGGGGACCTCGGGGGCCCAGTCGATCCGCCCGAGCGTCTTCGCCACGCGGAGGTAATAGCGGAGGGCGCAGAGCCGGTTCGCCACCGTCGCCGGGGCCAGGCCCCGCCCGCCCAGGTGGGCCCGGTACGCCAGGAGGACCGCGTTGCACCGGCCGGGCCCGTCGGCCAGGAGCGATCCGAGGGCGGCCCGCACGTCGGCCCCCGACCAGCGGGCCAGGTCCCGGTACGCCTTGAGGTAGGCCCGCAGCGTCCGCGGGTTGCGGCCCGCCAGCGCCGCGTCGAGGATCGCCCCGGGATCGAGCCCCCCCGCGGCGGTCGTCGCCACCGTGACCCGGGGGAGGATCCCCGGGTCGTCGACCCGCGCCGGGGTGCCGATGGTGATCACCTCGGGGGTCAGGATCGCGTCGGGCTCGGTCACGATGATGCCTCCGGATCGCGCGGATTTCCGCCCCGGGTCCCGTGCCCGGAAACCCGCATTATCGGGCACGGAAATCGGCCGGTCCAGCCCCGTCCCGCGGGGGGTCCGCCGGGCCGTCCCCGACCCCCCGGGGCCCCCCGGCGCGACCCCGGGTCCGCCCCGGTCCCCGGCACCTGACGTGTATAAAACACTTGAACTTGGATATCAATTTATGAGAGTAAAAGCGAACTCCAAGGCATCCCCGGCCCGCGCGGCGCGGTGGGGCTCGGCCGCCGACTGCGCGCGGTACTGCAGCCTCTCGGTCAAGACGATCCGCCGGCTGATCCGGGCGGGTCGCCTGCCGGTGGAGCGGGTGGGGCGGCGGGTGCTGATCCGCTATCGCGACCTGGACCGGCTGATCGCGGGGTGCCCGGCGGGGGCCCGCGGCGGTGGGCCCGGGTCCGCCTCAGCTCCGCCTCATTGAGCCGCGCGAGCACCGCGCGGCGGAAGTCCCCGAGGGCCAGGTCGCGGCCCCGGGGGTCCTCGGGCAGGGGCTGCGCGACGGACCAGGCCTCGCCGTACTGCTCGACCTCGCAGCACAGCCGGCAGGGCGGGTCGCCGAGCGGTCCGTCCGCGCGGAGCGCGAGGCGGACGCCGCGCACCCCCGGGCTCGCGGCGCAATCCCGGGCGATCCCGCCGACGACGACCGCGATCGGCAGCAGGTCCTTCAGCGCGCTCATGGCGACGCCTCGTCGGCCGGGACGATGCGGGGCTCGGCGCGGCCCGGACGAGCGGGCCGGCCCACCGTCGGGGCGATCCGGTGGACCCACCGGGATTGCCGGTCCAGCTCCTCGAGGAGCCCGGCCCGGGCCCGCTCGATCCCCTGCGGGGTCGCGTCCACGGGGAGCCGCACCGACCAGGGGATCCCCTCCTGCTCGACCTCGACGCAGAGCCACGCGGCGTCCCCGGGGCCGTCGGGGCAGACCTCGGCCGAGACCCGCCGCACGCCCGGGGTCAGGATCGCGGCCCGCAGCGCGGCGGCCAGCGGCCCGATCAGGGGCGTGAGGTCGCGGATCGGTTCGCCGGCCATCACCAGAGCGCCCCATAGATCCGCCCGCACCGGCGGCACTGCCCCAGGTAGAGGCCGGCGCGGAGCCACCCCTCGATCCGCCAGTCCCACCAGCGGAGCTCGACCGTGCCGGTGTCCCACAGCCCGCGGAGGAGGTCGACCAGGTCCCCCACGAGGGTCCGATCGGTCGGGCCCGCACAGTCACACGTCGCGTAGATGGCCCCCTCCTCGGCCGACGGCCGGAGGATCGGCAGCAGGATCGCCGGCTCGGGCCCGGGGCGCAGCAGGCCCAGCGCGACGGCGCGGTCCAGGCAGGCCCGGGCCAGCGCCGGCGGGACCGGGACGCGGGGCAGGGGGGGTGAGGTGGTCGAGGTCGCGGGCATGGGGCTCCCTCCGGGGGCGGTCTCACCTCCAGTCTAGGAGGGGGTGGCGGCGATTTCGACTGGACCGGCCCGGGCGAACGATTACGATCGTTTTGGGAGGGTACAATTATGGAAGCTTTCGGCTTTCCGCGGGCCGCGGGGCTCGTCCTGAAGGTCGCCGAGCGCGAGCTCCCGCTGACGGGCGCCACGATCAGCCCGTCCCTGGCCCCCGACGGGGAGGGGCTGGTGGCGCGGCTGGCCATCAGCGCCGATGCCGCGTGCGGCCTGGAGCTCCTCCAGGCCCTCTATAGTGATGCGCGGCGGGCCGCCGCGCGGCCGCCGGCCCCGAAGTCGTCGAAGAAGCGCAAGCGGAAGTCGCGGGCGAAACGCCCCCAAGAGCAGGACCAAGCCCAGGACCAAGTGCAGGAGTCCAACCTCGTGTCCAAGACCAAGCCCAAGTCCAACGGTGCGGCGAAGGCGGCGGCCGCGCCCGAGGAGGCCGAGGCCCCCAAGGCCGACACCCGCTCCGCGGGTACCCGGGCGGCGAAAGCCCCCCCCAAGAAGGCGGCGACCAAGAAGTCCTAGCGGCCCGGCGGCCGCGGCCGGGCCGGCCCGGGGAGCCAGAGGTCCCCCCGGGCCGGGTCCCCGCACGGATCCGGATCGAGCTTCCAGCGGCGGCGCGGCGTCCAGCGGTCCGTCATGGGCGGCTTCGCCCTCCCTCCGGCTTCGGAGCCCCCTCCGTGGGAGGCGTCCGGGGTGACTACCCCACCGCGGGTCCCGCTCCCTGCCCCGAGCGTGCGGGGGTCCTCTCCGCCGGCGGGCCTCTCGCCGCCGGGGTGACTACCCGGTGGGGTCCGGCGCGGGTGCGCACCCGGGCCGGGGTCCTTCGTCCCTGACGAGGATCCTATAGAACACGGGCGGCCGCGCGGCGCGAAGCCGCGTCCCGCCTCCGTGCCGGACCGGTGCGGCCCCCGTGACGGCCTTTCGCTTATGTGATACTTCGCTTATAATTGGCCGGCTGCGCCGTGTCCCGGGGCGTGCGCACCGGGCGCGCGTCCCGCATCCGGGCCGGGTCGAGCCGGGGCCGCCCCGGGGGGAGCGGCCCCGGCCGGGGTCTGACCCGCCTACGGAGCGAGCTGCCGGCAGTCTCGCTCGGGTGGCCCGATCTGTCCAGGTCGCTCGGGGCCGATTGCGGCCGAGGATTGCGTCCGACGCAATTCGCGACGCAATCGGCTCACGCTCTGCTAACGCTGCTGCGGCGTCGCCAGCACGGCCGGGGCCGCGACCGCGGCGGGGGCGCACGGCTGGGGCTGGGCCAGCGGCAGGTAGGTCACGCGGGGCTGGCCGGCCCGGGTGAGGCAGGCCCCGAGCTTCCCCAAGCAGCGCCGCAGGGGGCCGGGGCCGAGCTGGACCGGCACGACCACCCGGCCGGCCACCTGGCCGACCACGGCCACCTGGGGCGCCACCACCTGGCCGACCACGGCCACCTGGGCGGGGGCCTGGGCCGACGGCAGGACCGGGGCGGCCACCGGCGGCACCTGGGCCGACGGCACGACCGGCACCGGGCCGACTCCGGCCACCTGGGGCTGGGGACCCGCGGGCGGGGACTGCGGCAGCCGGGCCAGCACCCGCGCGACGGCGCGCTCGACGGCGGCCTCGATCGCCGCGTCGGCCGGCCACCCGCTGTCGCGGGTCCCCGGGGCGGGGATCGTCTGATAGCTCGGCGGCGGCGGCGGGGCGTCGGCCCCGGGGTCCTCCCCGCGGGCGGCGGCGGTCGCGGCCCAGAACGGGGCCAGCGCGACCGCGGAACGGGACAGGCGGCTGCGGCGGACGACCATGGCGCGATCTCCCCCGGGGGTCGGACCCCCGAGGGTGCTATCGGAACGCAGCCGCTCCGACTTGAGCGCGTCGATGAATGCCGACCGGCCGCACCCGCCGGGCGGGTACCCGGCGGGGTCCGGCCGGTCGCGTCGGCGCCAGTGGTCCGGTCCGCGGAGACGGCCCGGGTGCTGAAGTCTGGCCCGCGGGACGGGCGTGTCAAGCTCCGGGCGCAGCGGGCCGAGCTCCGGGCGCAGCGGGCCGAGGCCGTGCCGAGGGGGGTCAGCCGATCGGCTCGAGGTCCTCGGCGCGGTAGGGGTGCCGCTCGACCTGAGCGCCGGGGAGCGGCCAGGCCACCCAGGTCAGCAGGGCCCCGGGGTGATCGGGTTCGACGGTCCCGACCAGGCCGGCGTGGGGCGCGGCCGCGTCCCGGCAGCGGACCCGCGTCCCCGGGGGCAGGGCCGGCGCGACGCGGGGCGGGGCCGGCTCGGCGTAGCCGACGTCCCGGGCCAGCAGGATCAGCCCGCGCGCCACCGCCTCGGAGCGGCTCAGCCCGGCGAAGGCGGCGAGGCGGCCGACCCAATCGGACCCATCGGGCCGGCCCCCGACCGTGAGGGCCGGGGTGGCGGGCTGGGGGCGAACGGACCGGGGTCGGGGCATGGGCGGAGTTTCCCTATAGAGAACAACCCGGGTATCACCAGGGAACGACTGATCGGTTCATGGGAGGCGCTCCGGCGGGGGGAATTCGTAGCCGATCGACCGGGCCCGCTCGACCACGGCCCGGTCGATGAACGCGGCGATGGTCGCCCGGTCCTGCTTGGCGGCCCCCTCCAGCCACTCCGCATACGCCACCGAGACCCGGATGCCGATCGTCTTGAACCCGGGCGCCTGCCGGGCCTTGCCCTTCGGCCGGGCCCCTCGCTTCGGTCTGGCCATCGCGGTCCCCGCCATCGGTCCCCCCTGGGTCTCCCCCCAATTATAAGACGCGGTCGCACGGGCGGCGGACATTTGCCGGACCCCCATCGTGACCTGTACGCACGGCCATTGCAATCCGTGTCGCGTCGATTTTTTGCACACGGGTCACGTTCTCTGTACGTACACCGTAAAATGGTCGAGCGGGCCGGAGGTCGGCCCGAGCGACCCGAGAGGAGACGACCGAGATGGCGACGACGACCAAGACGCGGCGGGGCTTCCAGGTGCACTGCCCCTACTGCGGCGAGGAGGGCAGCCTCCGCATGCAGGTCGACGACCTGCACGAGCTGACGTGCGGGAACTGCGATACCGAGTTCAACGCGACGATGGTCCGCGGCATCATCGCCGGCTGGCAGGCGCTGCTGGCGTGGATCGAGACGGCCCCCACCCGCGACTGAACCGATGGGGCGGGGGGGACGTGGACCCCCCCCGCCCCGGCCCTCTGGTGGTCCCCCCTCCGAGGATCCCACAGCAGGAGAGACCGATGCCCAGTGTATCACACCCCCGCCCCCCCCGGCGCACCGACTACCCCGACTGTTCCCCCCGCGCCACCTTCGCCCCCCGGCCCGCCCCGCCGGCACCCGCCCCGCCGGCCGAGGCTCGCACCGGGGCGGAGGTCCTCCGCGCGGGCGCGATCGCGATCCGCGCCCGCGTGTACGCGATCGAGCGGTGCGCGATCGACCCCCGCGCCCGCGAGGTCGAGGCCCTGTACGCGCTCACCTCGGACGCGGGCGAGGTCTATCACGTCTGCCAGGTGCGCGGCGCGGGCCACCGGTGCACCTGCGCGGACTGGGAGTTCCGCCGCGCGGGGATCGACCCCGCCGGCTGCAAACATTGCCGCGCGTTGGCCGCGGTGGGGCTGCTCGACCCGGTGGCCGCGGTGCTGGGGCGGGGCCGGGTGCTGGTCCCGGGGCGCGACCGGCTGCCGGACGAGTTCGACACCCCGGGGGAGGCCGGCTGATGGGCGCCCCCGACTGGTCCGACTGGTTCGACTGGACCGACCCGGACTACCTCCAGGCGTGGATCGACGCCTACCCGGGCTGCCCGGACGTAGGCCCGACACACACGCCCCCGGTCGACGGCTGGATCGCCCCGGGGCTGGACGCCTTCGACTGGCTCACCGGCCACGGGACCCCGCTGGCCGGCGACGGCGCGGCCGCGCTGGGCTGGCCCCAGCCCTGGACGCACGAGGGCCGGCTCGCCCGGCTGGACCCCGGCCGACACTGACGCCGTCCCACACGGGCCCCGGGATCCCCGGGGCCCGTGTCCTTTCCCCCATCGAGGCGCACCATGAACGACCCACGCACCCCCCCCGGCATCGCCGCCGCCCTGAGGGCCTATCTGCGGGCCCTCTGGGACGAGGACCTGGCGATCCGCGCCGCCGGCGCGGTCGGCTGGGAGGCCCGGGACTGGCACGCCGCCTCCCGCTACTGGCCCGACTGGGACGAGGCGGCCGTCCGGGCGCAGGCGCTGGGGGCCCTGGCGCACGGCCTGGGTTGGGCCCAGGTCCGGGCCGGCTGGGAGGTCGAGGCCGCCGCCGCCGCCGTCCACGCCCTCTGGCACCTGATCGACCCCGAGGGCCGCCGCACCTGGGCGGTCGATGGGCTGGTGTGGCGGATCGACCCCCAGCACCCCGACGGCATCAGCGCCGAGGACCTGTGGTAACACCCCGTCCGCGCCGGCCCGGCCCGGCGTAGCCCCCCCGGGAGGGACCGCCGATGGTCGACGCCGACCGGACGGAGATCGAGCGCCGGCTGCTGCCGGGTGTCCTGAGGCACCTGGAGCTCGCCGGCTGGCAGCCCCGCGGGCGCCTGGCGCTCCGGGGCCTCACGCCTTACGCTGAGGAGACACCCCGCGGAGGCCCCCCCCATGAGCCGATCCCCCTCCCCCCCACCCTCCCGATCGCACGCCCGAGCGAGCCGGCCGCCGCTGCCGGCTGAGGCCCGCGCCGCCGGCGTGCGCCCCGCGGCCGAGCTGCCCGGCGCCGCCGAGCCCCCCGTCCAGGTCGTCGTCCGCGGCCTGGTCGCGGGCCTGGAGGTCGAGGTCCGCGGCCAGGTCCCCGCCGCGCGCCTGGCCGAGCTGGTCGCGGCCCTGGCCGCGCAGGGCCTGGAGCCGCCGCCGCGCGACTGGGCGCGGACGGCCGACGGGGCGCCGATCTGCCCGCGCCACCGGGTCCCGATGCGTCAGAGGGAGAAGCAAGGCGACCAGTGGTATAGCCACCGGATCCGGACCCCCGACGGCACCGAGCTCTACTGCCGGGGCTACCCCGGCCCGGACAGCCCAGGGTACGACGTGCCGTAAGTCGCATCAGTCGCGCTTGGCGCGTCCCCGCGCGTCGTGTAGGGTTAGACCGGGGCGGTCCCCGCGAGCCGCCCAACTTGCGTGCGCCCGACCCGCAAGGTCGGGCCAGTCCGCAGCGTCGCCCCCCGAGGATCGCGGCCTCGGGCGGGCCGCTGTCTTTTATGGCCCCGCCCGTCGTCGAGCCTCCCGGCAAAGAAGCCTCGACACGCGGCCGCAGAGGATCATTGACTCATGAAATCATCGTATCGTCGCGACGGCGCCCCGCGCGCCGCCGGTCGCCGTCCGTCCGTGCGCCGCCGCTACCCCGATCTGAGCCCCGGGGCGCGGTGCCTGCCCCTGCCCGAATTCGAGCTGACGCTCACGATCGGCGGCCGGGACCATCGCGTCCGGCCGGCCCCGGCCGAGCCCGGGGTCGATGACCTGGTGCGCGCGCTGGAGCTGGTGCCCGCGGATGGCTCCCCGCCGGTGCTCGCGAGCGAGTGGGGTGAGGACCTGCCGCGCCCCGGTGGTCCCTACCGCGGCCTGAGCTGCTCGTGTCCCGAGGGCGCGCGGGGCCGGGCCTGCGATCACCTGGCCGCCTTGGTCCGCTTCGGCCTCTTGAGGCCGGCCGCGCCGGCGGATCACTGGCCGGACTGGTGCGATGAGCCGCTGCCCCTGAGCCTCACCGGGGGAGGGCCCGCCGCATGACCGCCGTCCTCAAGTTCCCGGGCCCGGGGGAGGACCCCGGCCCGCCGGCACGGCCCGCCAGCCCGGCCCGGCTGGGCACCGGCAAGACGCAGGTCGACACGTGCCTCTTCGCCCTCCCGGTGTCGCGCGCGGACCGGGAGGTCGCGCTGAGCCTCTGCCAGTTCTGCTGGTACGAGGACCTCGCCTGCTGGCCGAGCCTCGGGGCCCTGGCGCGGGCCAACGGCGGGATGCCCGTGCGGACGCTCCAGGTCGCGCTGCGGCGGCTGGAGCGGGCCGGCGCGATCGCGCGTCCGACCCTCAAGCAGTTCCGGGCCTGGCTCGCGGCGCAAGGCTGGGCCGAGGGGTCGCAGGTGCCCGAGCTCGGCGGCAAGCACCTCCGGACCGTCACGGTCCTCCTGTGGCGGCTCTCGCGGGAGCGCGCGATCGGGCTGCGGGACCGCATCGCCGGCGACCGGCGCCGGCGGCCGCGGCCGGCGCCCCGGCCGGCCGCGGGGCCCCCGGCGGCGCCGGTCCCGGCCCCCCTGAATGCGCCGGATCCGGCGCATCTGAATGCGCAGGATCCGGCGCATTCACCGCCGCTGAATGCGCAGGATCCGGCGCATCTGAATGCGCAGGATCCGGCGCATTCAGGGTCCCCCCTCCTTATGGAATCCGTGGAAGGGGAATCCTCCCCCGTCCCGTACCGTCTCGTGAGTGCGGGCGCTCTCGCGGGCGCGGGCGCGCGTGAGGGGGGTCCGGGGACGGACGGACGGGACGAGGCTGCGCCTCCCGAGGGGGAGCCGGAGGGGACGCTCACGGGGCTGGTCGCCGAGCTCGTGGGGTCGATCCTCCCGGATCCGTCCGCGGCGGAGGACGCCCGGAGGCGGGAGCGGCTGATCGCCGAGCTCGAGGCGTCGGCCCGGGACGCACCGCACCCGAGCATCCGGGGCTTCTTCCAGCGGAAGCTGGACCGCCTCCGCGCCGGGGAGCCGCTCGCGGCGGTCGAGCCGCCGC